CTGAAGGAGCCCATGAGATGACTGCAGGCCGCTGCACGTTGACCCCCCGACGGTGCGGATCGGTGGTAACCCCCGCCAGTTTTTTAGAAATCCCAAAATTTACAAAAAGTCGGCTCCCCGCTTCGAAGCGCTTCCAAAAGTCGGCTCCCCGCTTCGAAGCGCTTCCAAAAGTCGGCTCCCCGCTTCGAGACGCTTCGGGGGGTGCTCCAAGGAGGCGCTTCGAAGCGCTTCCAAAAGTCGGCTCCCCGCTTCGAAGCGCTTCGGGCTTCAGGCTTGGGGTGACACACCGGGCTTGGGGTGTCACGCCGGGCTTCGCTTGACTTCCAGCTTCCCTTCCTGAAGAATCAGGCGCATGGATACGCAATTACAATTACCTGTACGCGCCAGCGACAGCACTGTGCTCAAGACCTTTGGCTTTGAGGGGATGCTCGACCTGGTGGTTGAGGGGGTTCCCCTGAGTAAGATAGCGGCCATGATGGGGGTCCGGCCGGCAAGCATCGTGAACTGGCTGAACCAACACGACCGGAAAGATGAGTACCGTGAAGCCCAGCGCCGTAGCGCCGAGCTACTGTCGGATAGAGCGGGGGCGGTACTGGAAGACCTGGCGGAAACGGGGAAAGCCGGCGGGCTTACTGGGCCGATGGTGGGCCTGGCCAAGCTCCAGGTTGACCAGTTGATGCGCCGCGCGGCCATTCATAATGCAAAGTATCGTGAGAAGGCGCCGGAAGACGACGCCCCGGCGCCCAAGGCACCGGTTGAGATGCCCCGGTTCTATATCACTATCGCCCCCGGGCTTACGGCGACAGTAGCCACCGAGCACCCGGCAATCGAGCACAAGCCGTGAGTGACACCGAACTACCGTTACCGAGTACCAAGTTCATTCCGCTCTTTCAGCCGACAGAAGCCCCGACCCTGGTCACCGGGGAGGCGGCGGGCTTCGACGACAACCGGCGCATTGTGTACCCCAAGACGCAGATGCCCGTCCCTCCGCACCTCATCAAGACACCCGGCCACCTGCGGACGCGGTACTACGTCTACTACGGGGGCAGGGGAGGCGCCAAGTCGTACCAATTCGCGACGGCGGCCATCCTTAGAGCTATGGAGAAGAAAACTCAGATCCTGTGCTGTCGTGAGATCCAATCGTCGATGGCGGATTCGGTCCACCGGTTACTTGCAAGCCGGATAAAAGACCTCGGGCTGTCCAAGCACTTCGAGGTCCTAAGCAACACCATCCGCTGCACGCTGACGGGTAGCGAGTTCTCGTTCCGGGGGTTACGGCACAATCTGGCTGAGATCAAGTCATTCCAGGGAGCCGACATCTGTTGGGTTGAGGAGGCCACCGACGTCTCAGAAGAATCGTGGGACACCCTCATCCCGACCATCCGAGAGGACGATAGCGAGATGTGGGTGGGTTTCAACACGGGAATGATCGACGACCCGACCTACCAACAGTTCGTCCTGAAAGCCGACGATGATATGACGGTCGTAGAGGTCAGTTACCTCGACAATCCCCTCGTCTCCAAGGTGTTGATCAAAGAAGCCGAGAAGATGCGGCTCAATAACTATGAGAAATACCGGCACATCTGGGGCGGCGAGCCGAGGCGCGCAGCAGAAGGCGGTGTGTTCCTGAGCGACAAGGTGAATATCATCATGGCAGCGCCAGCCAGCTTGGTGGAATGCCGAGGGTGGGACTTCGCGGGTACGGCGGTTGACCCCAAGCACCCCGACAAAGACCCTGACTGGACGGTGGGGGCGCGCATGGGCCGCACCTCCGAGGGCAGATTCGTGGTGACGCACATGACCCGGATGCGCGGGCAGCCACACGAGGTCGAGCAAGCCCTCGTGACTACGGCCAAGAATGACGGCTTCGGGGTGGAGCAGTCAATACCCCAAGACCCCGGCCAAGCCGGCAAGCACCAAGTGCGGTATTTTGTGAGTAAGCTGGCGGGGCTTCGGGTGCACTCAAGCCCTGAGTCGGGGGACAAGGTGACCCGCGCCGAGCCATTTGCGTCACAGGTCAACGCGGGGAATGTTGACTTTGTGTATGGAGCGTGGAACGATGCGGCCTTAAAGGAGCTGGAAGGCTTCCCCAATGGCGCGCATGACGACATCGTAGACAGTTTGAGCCGGGCGTTCACCCGCCTCCTCGAACCCCAGGAGATGCAAATGATGAAAGTAGTGGGCCTCTAATGAGCGTCACCAGCACGCACCCCGACTACGATGACCTGTCTGACGTATGGGAGACCTGTCGGGACGTGGCCGACGGGACCCGCGCACTCCGGGCCAAAACCGTTCGCTATCTGCCCAAGCTCACTGGGGAGGACGCCGCGCCCTACATGGCGCGCTTGAACCGCACCGTGCTCTACAACGCGACCTGGCGGACCATCATGGGCTTCCAAGGCCTGCTGTTCCGCAAGCCCGCGGTCATCACGGTGCCCCCCGCGGTCGATGCAATGATAGAGGACATCACGGGATCGGGCATCTCGCTACGCATGTTGGCGCTTGAGATTACCGAAGAGTGCCTAACGGTAAGCCGCGTGGGCCTTTGGGTGAACTACCCCAAGGTTGACCGCGGCGCCATAACCCGTGCCGACGCGATCCGCCTTAACCTCCGCCCCACGATGCGCGTGTGCAAGGCCGAAGAGATTTACAACTGGCGCAGTGAAGTCGTCAACAACAAGATGCAGCTCACGCAAGTCCGCTTGCGGGAGAAAGACCTCGTTGCGGAAGATGAGTTCACCTGGAAAGAGGAAGACCGCTACCGCGTCCTCGATCTGGTGGACGGCGTCTACCGCGTCCGCCGGTTCAAGGTGGACGACGCTGGAACGGACGTCCAGATCGGCGGTGACGAGTACCCGGTGATGGCTGGCCAGCCAATGAATTTCATCCCGTTCTACTTCATCTCCCCCGATGACGTGACGCCTGACATTGATGAGCCGATCTTCATTGACTTGATTGACGTGAACCTCGCCCACTTCCAGCTCTCCGCTGACTACGAGCATGGGTGCCACTGGTCTGGGCTGCCCACGCCGGTAATCACAGGTCATTCGCCGAAGCCAGGCGAGACCCTCAAAATCGGCGGCCCCGACGCCATTGTGCTGCCCAACCCGGAGGCGCGGGCGACGATGCTTGAGGTCGGCACTCAGGGGTTCTCGGCACTGGAGAAGAACCTGGACCGCAAAGAGGCCCAGATGGTCGTCCTTGGCGCGCGGTTGCTTGAAGTCCAAAAGCCGGGCATCGAGGCTGCCGAAACCGCCCTGATCCACCGGTCGGGCGAGCAGTCCATCTTAGCCAGCATGGCGCAATCAATCAGCATCGGCATCACCGCGGCCCTCAAGACCCTTGTGGAATGGGCCAACGTGCCGGGCGAAGCCAGCATCAGCCTCAACACCGATTTCTTCAACAGCCCCATGTCCGCCGAGATGCTGAATGCCGTTGTAAACTCTTGGCAGAAGGGGGCGATCAGTTCCGAAACACGCTTCAAAGCGCTCCAGAAGGGCGAGATGTACCCCCCTGATGCTCGGTGGGAAGATGAAGAAAGCAAGTTGACCCCCGTGGCAGACGCCACTCAACCCCCAGAAGGGAACCCGTAATGCTTATTAAATATCATGGAAGCCGCAAGTATCGTAACGAAGCAAGCGAAGGCGGAGACGCCGGAGCAGCCGCCGCAGCTCAGGTAGCCGCAATCGCCGCCGCCGTGGATAAAGCCACCAGTGGCCTCAAAGCCACCAATGCCGCCCTCAAAGCGGAGAAGACCGCTGCACTCGAAGCCGCCCGCAAATTCGAGGGGCTGGACGTTGACGAACTCACCGCGCTCCATGCTCAGTTCAAGGACAGCAAGGACATGCAGGACTTGAAGGATGGCAAGATTGATGAAGTGCTGGCCCGCCGCAACGAGAAGTTCCTGAAGGACACCGAGAAGCGCGTCACGGAAGCCACCGCTACCGCAGCGGCCTTCGAGGCGCGCAACAAGAAGTTCGCCGACCGTGTGCTGAACGACAGCATCCGCGCCGCCGCGATCAACGCCGGTGTGCACAAGCACGCGGTTGACGACGCGCTCCTGGCCGCCCGCCTCGACTTCACGCTGGACGAAGACGGCAACCCTGTGCAAATGAGAGACGGCGAGATCGTGCTGGGCAAAGACGGCAAGACGCCCTTCAGCCCGGACGAATGGTTTGCCACCAAATCGGAAACAAAGCCGCACTGGTTCCCGGCGGATGCTTCCGGCAGCCAAGGCCCCAGCGGCAGAAGCGCAGGCAGCAGCGGTGGCAAGACCATGCGCCGCGCCGCTTTCGACAGCCTTCCCATCGCCGAGCGTGCTAAAGTCGCGGGAACCCACCGAATCATAGATTGACCTAAAGGATCCACACCATGAAACTGAAATACGCATTTAACCGTTTCGTAGCCATCGCCCTGCTGGCCATTGCCAGCACGTTCTCGGGTCTCGCAACCTCCGCCGCGCTGACTGATTTTGCCGAAAACAAAATCATCGATGCCGCCCTGCGAGCGCAAGCAATTGGCGCGCCCGCTACCTGGTACGTCTCGCTCTACACCGTCTGCCCGACCGACAGCACGGGGGGCACCGAAGCGACAGGCGGCAGCTATGCGCGGGTCTCGGTTACGGCCGGTCTGGCAGCATGGGCGGGCACGCACGGCGCCGGCACCACCGTCGCCTCGACCGGCACCGGCGGCACTACCAGCAACAACGCGATCTGGACGTTCGCCACGCCGAGCGCCACCTGGGGAACGGTTGTTTGTTGGGGTGTCACTGACGCGTCCACCGCAGGTCACCCGCCCCGCGCACCTGGAGGATCACAGCATGGGAACGACCATACCCGAGCTTGACTCCGACGAATCGGTAATAGTGGAATTTGATTTTACTGGCGAACTGACGCCGGCAACAGCCGTGGTGACCGCGACTACTCTCAATGGCGTCGACCCAGACGTCGCCACTGTGCTGGTTGGGGTGGATCAAATAGTAGGCGCGAGCGTGTTTCACCGCGTGAAACCCAATCTCGTAGGCATCAGCTATAAGCTGCGCTGCAAAGCCACGCAAGGAGACGACGTGCGGGTCCGCGTCGGAATTCTACCTACGCGCGAGGCGTGATTGACACAAGGCTCCGCAGGGTGTAAATAGCAGTAAAACGCTCCCAGGAGGGGGCGAACCGCAGACTCCCAGGAGGGATGAGCACTTAATCATTCTTTCTTTAGGAGATTCACCATGGCTGCACTTACCCTCACTTCCCTCATCCCTTCCATCTACGCCGCGATGAACGAGGTCTCGCGCGAGCGGTCCGGCTTCATCCGCGCTGTTGGTCGCGACTCCTCCGCTGAACGCGCTGCCAAAGGCCAAGTTGTCATGTCGCCAGTGGTTGGCGCGATGGCCGCGGAAGAACTGGACGTCGGCGCGACTGCCGCGGACACCCCCGCGCAGACCATCGACAACGTGCAGATGACGATCAGCAAAACCCGCTCCGTGCCCTTCGGCGTCACTGGCGAAGAGAATCTGGGCCTGAACAACGCCGGGACGATGGGCACCATCAACTCCCAGCGGATCGCCCAGGCCCTGCGCACGCTGACCAATGAAGTCGAGGCTGACTTGGCCGCGCTGCACGTCAACGCCTCGCGCGCTTACGGTACCGCCACCGGCACCCCGTTCGGCACCGCCGCTGACCTGACCGACTTCGCCGCAGCTCGGCGTATTCTGGAAGAGAACGGCGCGCCGGGTAGCGACATGCACATGATCCTGGACTCCGCTTCGGTCATGCGCCTGCGCGGCAAGCAATCCACGCTGTTCAAGGTAAACGAGGCGGGCAGTGAAGAGATGCTGCGCACTGGTTCGCTCGGCACCGTGATGGACTTCTCGCTCGGCTACTCGCCCGCAGTCAATCAATTGGTGACCGTAGGTACGGTCGCCAGCGCAACGGTGAACAGCGCGGGCTACGCGGTTGGCGCTACCACCCTGACGCTGACTGCGGTCGGCACTGGCACGATCCTCGCCGGCGACATCCTGGCTTTCGCAGGCGACACCAATCAGTACGTGGTGAAAACCGGTGATGCCAGCGTGGCCGACGGCGGCACGATCGTGCTCCAGGAGCCGGGCCTCAAAGTCGCCATGTCGGCGGCAACCAAGGCCATCACGATTGTCGCCGCAACCTCACGCAACATGTTCTTCCACCGCGGCGCAATCCAACTGGCAACCCGCGCACCCGCGATGCCCGACGGCGGTGACTCGGCGGATGACGTGAGGGTGGAAGTTGACCCGGTATCGGGCATCGCCTACGAGTTCTGCCTGTACAAGCAGAAACGCCAGATCAGGTACGAAGTCAACTTGGCGTGGGGCGTAGGAGTACCGCAACCCCGTCACCTGGGCCTGCTGATCGGCGCGTAACTGGCATATCCAGGGCATTCTTCGGAGTGCCCTGCAATATGCTTGTTTCCCACCAAAGGAGTAGCGCATGTTCGGCTCTTGCCCCGTAGTCCAAGTCAAATCCAAAGGCCCCGACGGCTTCACGGAGATCAACGAGTCGGATTTCGACCCGACCATCCACACCCTCTACGCGGCCACGGCCTACGCCGAGATGACCGTGAAGCAGTTGATGGAAGTCCTCGACGCAGCCGGCATTGACGCCCCGGAGCACGCCAAGAAGGCGGATCTCGTGGCCCTGTGCCAAGCGGCGGGCTAAATGGCTCTGGTGACCGAAGACGGCACCGGGCTGGCCGACGCTGAAAGCTATGAGAGTGTGGCCGGAGCGACGACCTATTTCACCTGGGTAGGCAAAGACGCCGAGTGGGCGGCCATCACCAACCAAGAGGCCGCGCTCCGCAAAGCGACCAACTATATGCTCGGTCGGTATCTGGGTAAATGGGACGGCTACCCGACCCACACAACCCAGCGGCTCGACTGGCCGCGCGTTGGGGTGACCACCCGCGCCCGCGCCTCCTTGGCGTCGAACTACACCCCCGGGGAAGTCCGGGCGGCCTGCGCGGAGCTCGCGCTTCGGTCAGATTCCGGCCCCTTGCTCCCCGATTCCGCCCAAGCCGTGAAACGAGAGAAGGTCGGCCCCATCGAGGTAGAATACGACCAGTACAGCTCGACGTCGGACCCCTACCAGGAGATTGACGCTATGCTGGCGGTCTACCTGAAGTCTGGCGCTCGCTCCAGCATGAACGTGGCGATGCAGCGCACATGACCTTCGACTACGCCAAGACCGCGGCGACCGCCCTCAAGTTGCTGACCCGCTTCGGGCGGGACGTAACTTTGGTCATGGCCACGGACGGCGCGTATGACCCCGACCTCGGCACCTCGACACGCACCGAGGCGACGGAGACACGCAAAGCCGCCCTCCTGGACTTTGACCGCATCAACTTCGGCATGACCCTGGACGATGGCTCTCGGGTGATGGCTAGCGACCGGCGCTGCATCATGGACGCCAACGGAACCGCGCCGACCACCCTCGACTTCATTGAGGTTGCCGGTGAGCGTTACCCCATCAAAGCCCTCAAAACCCTGAGCCCTGCGGGTGTCCCCATCCTCTACGACATGTTGATCCGCAAATGACCTCGCCCACGACCAGCTTCGCCCAGCAACTCCACCGGTTCAAGAAGCAGCTCGAAGCGCGGGCTACCCGCGTGGTGCGCCTGACCGTCGTTGGCATCGGCACGACCCTGATCGACAAGTCCCCGTGGGGTCGCTGGCCGCGATGGAGCGAGGGATGGCAGGAGGCCAAGCCCCTGACGGGGGCAAAACCCTACGTCCCCGGGCGGTTCAAAAACTCGTGGGACTACGATTTCGATGTGACCCCGCTTACCCAGTTCAACAGCCCCGATAAAAGCGGGGCGGACTCAACGGCGCGCATCGCTGCGGTCAAGTTCGCGCTGCCGTTCACAACGCACTACATCGTGAACAACACGCCCTACGCCCAGGCCATCGAGTACGGCGGCGCGTGGCACAACGAGCCTAACCCGACGCCGCCCGAGGGACTGCTGCGCACCACGGTAATCGAGTGGCGCGGCATCCTGGCTGATGCGGTCAAAGAGGTACGGGGAGACGCTCAATGAGTCTCGACAAAGTTAGAAGCGCCTTGGAGATTGCGTTACAAGCGATGACGCCCACGCTGGAGACCGCTTGGGAGAACCGCGACTTCACGCCTACCGCCAACGCCTACCAGCGAGCCTTCTTGTTGCCCGCTAGCCCCCGCAACGCCACCCTTGGAGACGACCATTACCAAGAGCGCGGGGTGTTCCAGGTAACGCTCAATTACCCCGTCGGCAAAGGCGCGGCGGACGGGATGGCTCGGGCTGCTTTGATACGCGCAACCTTTTTTCGCGGGGCAAGCTTTACAAACAAGGGCGTCACGACTAGGATTGAGGCAACTCCCGAAATCGGACGTGGGATCGTGGAAGATAGCAGGTGGGTTCTACCGGTAAGCATCCGGTACTTCGCGGACGTTTTTGAATGAACCCGGCCACCCGCAAACTCCACGAATCCTTGATCAGATTGTGCAAGGGAGCGATTTCAGCTTGGGAAGAATGGCTGAAGTCTTGCAATAAATAGTAATACCGAGCACGCGATAGGCCTCGCACCGTAAGACCAGTGCCGCGCAAATCATTTGCCTCCTCGGGGATCGTTCATCCTAAAGGGGAAGCACAATGTCTATCGCAACCGGTATCGCCAAAAAAGTCGTTTACAAAAAGCAATCTGCCCTCGGCACGATCGCTGCCACCTCGGGTGCACAGTACCTCCGTCGGACCAGCAGCAACCTTGATCTAAAGAAAGCCACCTACCAGTCCACCGAGCTGCGCGACGACATGCAGCGCGCCGACATGCGCCATGGCGTTCGAAGCGTGGACGGCACGATCTCCGGCGAGCTGTCCCCCGGCTCGTATACCGACTTCTTCGGCTCGGTGCTGCGCCAAGCCTGGCAGTCTCCGGCGACCACCGGCGCCATCATTACAGTAGCCGCCGCAGTGACCACCGGGGCATCCGGTACCTTCACCCGTTCGGCGGGGTCTTACCTCACCGACGGCTTCAAGATTGGAGACGTGGTCCGATGGACGGGGTGGGCAACCACCGGCGTCCCCAACAACGCGCACAACTTCCTCATCACCAGCCTGACCGCTCTGATCATGACCGGCGTGATGCTGGATGGCGTAGCGATCGGGGCAAAGGTGGCGGGCGACTCGGTTACCTGCACGGTCAAAGGCAAAAAGAATTTCGTCCCCGCCACCGGGCACCTTCGTGAGTACTACACGATTGAGCATGCCTACTCGGACATCACCCAGTCGGAAGTCTTCACTGATTGTCCGATCACCCAGGCCAACATCAAGATGCCGGCGTCGGGGATGAATACCGTCGACTTCTCGATCATGGGGCTGAACATGGTCCCCGGAACCGCCGCCTACTTCACGACCCCGACAGCGGCTGCCGGCACCGGCGTCACCGCATCGGCCAACGGCGCAATTTACGCGCAGGGGGTCTCGGTGGGTCTGATTACTGGTCTGGACTTCACGATCAACGGCAACTTCTCGACCCCCGGCGGCGTGGTCGGTTCCGACGTAGATCCCGACATTTTCCAAGGCGCGGTGGACGTCACCGGCAACATGACCGTCTACTTCCAGGACGCAGTTTTCCGCAACTACTTCGTGAACGAAACGGAAGTGAGCCTGGTCGCCGTGTTCACCACCGCCAACACTCCGACCGCCGACTTCGTGGGCTTCACCATGAGCCGTGTCAAGGCCGGCGGCGCGAGTAAAGACGACGGCGAGAAAGGCATCGTGGTGACCATGCCCTTCACCGCGCTGCTGAATACCGCAGGCGGCGCAGGTACCGCGAATGAGATGACCACAATTTCAATCCAGGACAGCACCCTGGTCTAACCGAAGGAGCCTCAATTGAACGACAAATTTGACCTTTCCTCTCTGAATACCACTGACGCCTGCAACGCAGGGGCTGACGTGGAGATCCGCCACCCGGTAACGAACGCCGCCCTCGGGATGACGATTCGTGTGCTGGGCCGCGATTCAGACGCGTTTAAGGAGCACACCCGCAGCGTCCTCAATGCTCGCTTGCGCCGTGAAGCCATGGCAACGAAGCGCGGCAAGGACATCGGCGCGCGCACCATCGAGGAGATCGAGCAAGAGAACATGGACTTGCTTGCGGTCTGCACGGTTGGATGGAAGGGCGTCCAGCTCTCCGGGAAGGAATTGGAGTTCAACGAAGCCAACGTGCGAAAGGTCTACAAAGAGTACCCGTGGATTTACGACCAGGTGAACGAGGCCATCGGCACCTTGGAGAATTTTTTAAAAAACTGACAGACGAACTGCTTCTATTCGCCCAGAAGCAGTTCAGGCTTGACAAGCAGCGGAAAGATAAGAGTTCGCTACGGCAGCATCTGGAATCCGTATGGCGGATGACGGGAGTGGAGCCGAGGGAACTTGCCGAAGCCCCGCCCCTTCCCCCGCTGGCGGCCCATATCTGGGACATGTTTTTAGAAATATCGGGGTTCCGTGGGGGGAACGGCTTTGGGGCGAACCCCCTGAGTCCTTCGGAAATACTCGGTTGGTGTGCCCTCACAAGAAGTGTCATCGCTCCTTGGGAATTGAGGGCGCTTTCAAAGGTAGATAGGTTGTACCTTTCCGCGAGCGCAGAAGATGCTGGATCTAGCTGAACTTGGCCTCACCCTAAACGCCATCGACCTCCTCACCAAGCTGGAGGTGGTCAATGACGCCCTCGACGTGACGGCGGCCAAAGCCAAGGTCACTAAGACCGCCACGGGCACGATGGGCGACGCGCTTAAGAACGCGGGAGGGAGCGGGATGGAGGACCAGTCCGCTAAGTTAGAAAAGGCTAACTTCGCCATCGTGCACCAAGCCAAAGCGTTCAACAATCTGCTCGCCGTAATGCGCGAAGATACGGAGGTGGCTCGCAGCAGCACAGCCCAACGCATCCTACTGAACTCCGCTTTTGCCTCTGCGGACGCCTCGATCAATAGCGTTACCGTAGCCAATGCGAAGATGCTTGCGGGTCTTCGCTCGGAGGTGGCGACTACCACGTCATTAGCCGTAGCCAAGACGGGGCTAACCGCCAGTGAGCAGGACTTGCTTGCCGCCAAGGTACGAAAAAACCTGGTTGTGAAAGCGTACCAAGATCAAGTACGCGCGGAGATT